TCCAAAAATCTTTTTATTCTATCGGCTGTTGCGCCTTCCGCGGGAGTGCTGCGCACGCTATCGCAGCTAAAGCTGCTCATGCATCTGTGTAATACATAGTTCTGATATAATCATTTACACGTAAAATATTAAAACCAAGTGCTTCAGATGTAGAATAATTTGAATAAGCATATATAAACATTGTGTAATCAAAAAACTTTTGAACATTGCCGGCGGCGTCATATGTTATTTTAGAAATTTTCATAATTTTTGGGGATAAATTAAAAGAAATTATTTTAGTTTGACGAGAATATAAATTTACATTTGTACCACCTACATCAAATAAACCACCACCTAAAAGTACTCCACCGCTTGAAGTCTGACCGCCAAAATTACCGGCTCTAATTTTACCGTATTTTTGGAAAAGTACTGTGTACCTTTCTGTATTTACTGTATCTAACATTTTATTTCCGCTTAAACCGTTCCAAAATGCGCCAGATGTGACGGGATTATCACCCCGAGCAGATTTAACTAAAAATATACGATATGTAACATCGCTATAACGCTCATTAAGCTCTAACATCATTTTTATTTGTATGCCTTTATATGTTATCTGATCACCAACTCTATTGTTGGAAGCACCCGCAGCCGGGTCTTGAGTACCTTGTGTAGTTTGTAATAAAGAAGTATCGACGATTACATAACTATTATGTGCAACTTCGATACCGTCAGAAAATGTAGCACAACTCTTTTTTATTTCAATCTCTTTAGAAAGAGCTTTTTTAATAAGAGTTTTAACGGTTTTTAATTTAGTACTTTTTGCAATTTTTCGGCGTGGCTTCCGCCCTGCAATTTTAGGTTTTCGTTTAGAAAAACCCATAGAAACGTATGGATATTATAATATGAGAAAAAAATTTTGGAAAAAAAACGTATAAAAATTAATTTCTATAGTATTTTTTTAAAATATATTATAAAAAAATTCGTTTAAATTTCAAAAAAAAATATCTTAAGGAAATATATATATGAAAAATCGTGTTAAAGTTGTTATTAAGGGGAATGGTAATACTGAACATTCCCCTTCTGCACAAAAAAAATTCTGGTTTATGACTTTTAATAACTACCTCGACTATGGTAAAGATGGTAATGAGATTTCAGAAATTTTTAAAAAATTATGTGTAAAATTTAAAATGCAAGAAGAAATTGGTAACGAATCTAAAATAATTCATTTACAAGGAAATTTCCACATGAAAAAGGCTTATAGATTATCTGAAATGAAAAATATAATATATCAAGCGAATTGGTCGATAACAAGAAATATGGAAGCAGCTTTTGATTATTGCGCTAAATCTGATACTTTCACGGGTAAAAGATGGATTTTTGGATTTCCGGAACCTATAGAAATAATAGAAGAAACGGACATGCGACCATTTCAAAAAGATTTACTCGAGATATGTTTAGAAAAACCAGATAAACGTAAAATTTACTGGATTTATGATGAATTCGGAAATGCGGGTAAAACGCAATTTTTAAAATATATGAATGTAAAACATGGTGCAGTTTTTAGTTATGGTGGAAAAAAAACAGATATTATAAATTTAGTTTTTAATAATAAAAAATATCTTATAGAAAAGAAAAATGCAATAATGTTTTATAATTTTCCACGAGAAATAGACAATAAATGTATAAGTTACGACAGCATGGAACAAATTAAAGACGGGTGTATATCAAACACAAAGTTTGAAGCAGGGTGTTTTTGTTGTAATGCTCCTCATATAATTGTATTTGCAAATTGTTTACCAAATATTAGTAAATTAACTATTGACAAATGGGTAATTAAAACAATTGATCCAATTAATTATTGTCTAATGGATTATAAAATGGATGTTGAAATGGATGGAGAAATGGATTATATAATGGATGATTCCATATGGGTATAAATTAATTTCTAATTGTTATTTAAATATTTTTTTTTAGGTTAAAAAAAAAATATTTATTCTCGGCAAAGTGTCCCTGAACCCTAAAGGGCTCAGGCAAACGCTCCAAAAATCTTTTTATTCTATCGGCTGTTGCGCCTTCCGCGGGAGTGCTGCGCACGCTATCGCAGCTAAAGCTGCTCATGCATCTGTGTAATACATAGTTCTGATATAATCATTTACACG